CGGGCATCATCTACACCGTTGGCGGTATCATCTATGCCCTGAAGCTGCCGATCTTCAATGCAAAGCATAAGTTCTTCGGCTCCCACGAAGTATTCCATTTATTTGTCATGGGCGGAAGTATCTGCCACTTTATCTTCATGTATCTGTATGTCGCATGATCTCAGTAATGTGACCGCTATACAAAAAGAAGACCGTGTGGTATTTTACCATACGGTCTTCTCAGTTTTATTTATTCTTCGTATCCGTTGGGATTGTTCTTCTGCCATCTCCAGGAATCTTCACACATTTCCTTGATGCCGTTCTCCGCTTTCCAACCAAGCTCCTTCTCTGCCAGAGAAGCATCGGAATAGCAGGTAGCGATATCGCCTGCACGACGGGGCTTGATCACATAGGGAATCTTCACACCGGTAGCTGCTTCAAAGTTCTTCACAATATCCAGAACGCTGTAGCCTACGCCGGTTCCCAGGTTGTAGATCTTCAGTCCTGCATTCTCCTCGATCTTCTTCAGAGCCTTCACATGACCCTTTGCCAGGTCTACTACGTGAATGTAATCACGCACGCCGGTTCCGTCGGGGGTATCATAATCATCACCGAAGACACCCAGCTCTTTCAGCTTGCCAACTGCCACCTGTGTGATGTAAGGCATCAGGTTGTTGGGGATACCATTGGGGTTCTCACCGATGGTGCCGCTCTTGTGTGCTCCGATCGGGTTGAAGTAACGAAGCAGGATCACGTTCCATTCGGGATCTGCCTTCTGGATATCGGTCAGGATCTGCTCCAGCATGGATTTGGTCCAGCCGTAAGGGTTGGTGCACTGTCCCTTGGGGCATTCCTCTGTGATGGGGACAAATGCGGGATTACCATATACGGTAGCGCTGGAAGAGAAGATGATGCTCTTCACACCGTGTTTTCTCATAACATCTACCAGAGTCAATGTACCTGCAATATTGTTCTCGTAATATTCCCAGGGCTTCTGTACGGACTCGCCGACTGCCTTCAGTCCTGCAAAATGAATGACTGCGTCAATCTGTTCCTTGCTGAAGATCTCTTCCAGAGCTTCACGGTCCAGAATGTCTGCCTTATAGAAAGGAACCTTCTTGCCTGTGATGGCTTCTACTCTGGGGATCACTTTCTCACTTGCATTGCAGAGATTATCCAATACGACTACATCATAGCCTGCCTGCTGTAATTCCACTACGGTATGACTGCCGATGAATCCGGCACCACCTGTTACCAAAATTCTCATACACTCTCTCCTATCCGCCGTGCATAGGACAATACTATTTGTTCACTATGGCGGCTGCACAATCTCTCATCTGTCAGAGCCGGATGAAATTTTTTCTTCGTTTCTTACAGTATCAGATTACTGTAATTCTATCGATTCCTCAATAACCTTATGTTGTGAAAATCTGTCGAAATGTTTACAGCACCACACCATTCTCGGTGAGCAGTTCTCTGGCACTTTCCACAGAGTCCACACCGGTCTTGTTCTTGATCGGCGCAAATTCTTTTCTTCTGACTACCTCGAAGGGCAGACAGCTGTCCATCTGGTGGATCATATCCAGTACCAGACTCTCGAATTTGTAGCCGTTGGGAGCCTCCGGCTTCACCGGTTCTCCGTTCTCATCCAGATACGGGATCTTCTTCTCTACGATATGCAGGGGCATCTTCTCTGCCATGATCTTTTCCAGATCCTGTACCTTGAACAGATAATTCAGGATCACACCATAATTATACGCGGGTTCTCCCTTCTCATCCTTAGCATTCATCAGTTCATCGGTCAGTTCATAATATTCTACGATAGAAGGTCTGCCATCCTCTAAGCACATAACGCCTACCTTCTCATCCGGTGCATTCTTGCGGACCACCTTGGAGCCTACCACACAATTTTTCTGAATAGTAGCTCCGATGAAGCAGGGATCTGCGATTCGCTGCAATACATTATCCACGGCAAATACATTGATCCACTCAATGCCTTCTCTGTGTACAATGTCCAGCATGCCATTGTTTTTCATGGAAATGAACCAGCCGCCGTTACCATTGGGGGAAGTGGACAGCTTGCCCTTTTCCTCCAGATAGATCTTACCTTCATAATCGGTAGCCGCAGCCATCTCCTGTTTAAAGAAATGCACATATTCCGCATTATATCCGAAGAAATCATGCTCCTTTAAAAAGGCTATGGTCGCATCGTTGTTCTTATCACTGGTCATTACGAACAGATGGATCCAACTGTCTGCCTGATGTACGACTTCCATCAGATTATTGATCAGGCATTCAAAAATATACAGTTCATGAGTCAGTCCCACATTGTACATTCCCTTGGGATTGTCAGATCCCAGTCTGGTGCCCATACCACCGGCCAGAAGGACCGCTGCTACCTTGCCCTGTCGGATCGCTTCGATACCGGTTGCGGTAAATTCCTCCCTGTTTGCTTCGATTTCGTCTAACTGCATGGCAGCCAACGGTGTGATCACTCCTTTTTTTGCCAGATCTTCTTTATGCTTGCAAGCTTCCAGAATGCTCATATCCGTAGTTTCGATCTGATCCAGAATCCCCTGCTTCTCTTCCTCGTTGAGCTCCCCGTAATACTTCAGAACATGTTCCTGACCATACTTTGCAAGCTTCTCCTTAGCCTGTTCCAGTGTCATACTCATATTCCTACCTCCGTTTTATTTTCTCCGACTATTCCACCCCGGGTAACAGTCAATTTTCTCTATTATACTTGATATTTCCTGTGATTGCAAACCTTACTCCCGGGATCGTTCCCGCCCGTAAGTCCTGCCGTTAAGATTCTGTAAACGTGTTGCAAAGATTTTGTAAATATCCCGACAAAATGGTGTTAAGGGTCGCTCAAAACTATTCACCCGGGGGTATCTGTTTACTATAATACGGTATGTGAAGTTTTTAAGGACTTCATCGAATGTTGTACAGAATGACAGAAAGTTGAGGAATTCATTATGAATATTGGAATTTTAATCATTGCAATCGTAGGCGGTGTTACCGGACTTTTATCCACAGCATATCTGGCAGTCAGTTTCCCTGCTGTGCTCCTGTGGAAGCTCTATCGCAGAGTAGTTCACAGAATTCCTGTCACCCAATAGTAATCAGTCAGCTACAAACACTTTCCCTCTAAAAAGGACCCGGAAGCTTTTGCCCGGGTCCCTTGTCGTATGTATGTATTCTATTTTATTCCTGCACCGGGTTCCAATTTTCGTCCATCAAGGTCGCAGTTACTGTAATTCCTTCCGGTGCATTTTCTGCGCAGATCACCAGGTAGAACATCTCCTCTTCTTCGTCTACGATATATTCTGAAGGATCTTCGATCTTATACACGGAGAAGCCTTCCGGATACTGCTGCATTTCCAGGAATCCTCTCTCTAAAAGGGCTTCATGATAAGCTTCTTTTACTACCTCGCTGTCTCCGCAGGTATAGGTCTTCGCGGAAGCAAATCTGCCTTCCTCACTGTCCGTCTCCGTGAGACCTTCCAACACGTCATCCGGATATACAATATCCTGTTTCACGGCTTTCAGGTATTCCGATGACCTGCCGATGCTCTGCCAGATCTCCATGGTTTCTTTTCCGTCCTCGGAACAGATCATGAGCACCAGGCTGAAAGCCAGTATAATCCCGTAGATGCCCAGGGCTGCTGCCAGTATTTTGGCATAAGGGTTCTCCGGCTGTCCCAGATTTGTATAAGAAGTGATGATCCAGCCAAAATTTCGGTAGTCCACCGCGGTATTACAGTATTCGCAGACTCCGCCGCCCAAAATGTCCACACTGCCTCCGCAGTTGGGGCATTTGTATTCCCGGAGTGCCCTGCTGTGCTGCGTTACCACATCCTGTCTGCCTTCCAGTTCCAGCCGGATCTCCTCATAACGGTTCCGGATCTTCTTTCCTGTATCCAGTGTCAATCGGGTCCTCACTTCCACGCTGATTCTGTAAGACTCTCCCCGTGTCTCCGCCTCCAGAAAACGCACACCGCAAATGCAACAGTCCACCACATTCTGATACCGTGCCACCACCGTATCCAGATCACAGGATGCGAAAAAGCGTACCTGCTCTGCCGTATCCGCCAGATGGATCATTCGCAGCTGGTATTCCAGATTCTGAAGAAAATTACCCGTGGAGAATTCCGGGATTGCGGCCTTTACTTTCGATTCGTCTTGAATTCTCGGCTTTCTGCGAGTCTCCATCACGATCAACATTACAATAAATATAATGAGCATGTAAAACAACGACCGGAAAAATACCGGAGCCAGACCAATTCCCAGCATCATGGCTGCGGCTGCCTTTACCGCATTGTATCCGTTCCTGCCCAACGCCAACAGCAAAAACATAATGCCGCCCGCACAGATGGCCAGTACCGCAAGAGAAATCGCTGTAATTCCCACCACAGCACCGGCTTTCATAAAGTTGGAAATACTTTTCTGTCTTGCGTCCTCCTCCAGAGAAAATCCGGATACCTTTGTTTCAAAATCACTGACGAGAAACTTTGCCCCGCAGGCATCACAGCCATCGATATAGCTGGTCAGTTTTCCCTCATGTCCACAGTTAGGGCAGATAACCATATCTCTCTGCATATCCGCTTTCAAAAAGCTCGCCGCTGCAATCTCCGGTGTCTTTAGGAACGCAATCTTTTTTCCCTTGCGGTAATAAGTCCGTCTCATTTTTACCGGCTGGGTACGGCGGCAGCTATAATCATAACCATCCTTCCAGGGACCATCATAGTCCGCCAGTCGTGCCGGCTCCTGCATCTCCATATCCACCGTCAGTTCCCGCTGCTGCAGTCTTTTTCTGCTCAGGCGCAGACTTTGCCAGAAAGGCTGGGTTGTCTGCTCCATCAGGTTCTGTTCCGCTTCCCCGTTGCCCTGATAGAATGCTTTTAATTCCCCACAGAAGTCTTCTGTCCGTCCCTCGATCTCTTTCCGTGCATCATTCAGAAACTCTGTTGCCATTTCGTTTTTTCTCTCCTCATAAGTGATCCTGCCGCGTAAAGGTCCTGATATCTTTTGTATCTTATGTCCCAACTACTTTGTCCCATATAGCTATGTATCCATTATATAAGTTGGTACCCGGTATTTCAAGACACTTTCCCGTATAGAATGATTTGCCTCATCGAATATCTAGTGCTGGTGCAGATACTTCTCTCTGGTAGCCAGTCCGCCGCGGATATGACGCTCGGATTTATTCACATCCAATACCTTCCGCGCCTGCTTCGCCAACGCCGGATTCACCTGGGCCAGCCGCTCCGTCACATCCTGATGTACCGTGCTTTTGCTGATGCCGAAGGCCTTGGCAGTCTGCCGCACCGTGGCGTTGTGGTCGATGATATAGTTGGCTATCCCTATAGCTCGTTCTTCAATATAGTCTTTCAAAGGAAAACCCCTCAGGATACTTTTTTACAGTGTATGAAAGTATCTGAGGGGTTATGATAGGGATTGGGGTTGATTTCATTATAGTTGGTCAATTTCCTGCCAGGCTTCTTCGATGGTATATACTTCACCGGCTTTCATGCTGTTAATACCTTCGGCAAGTTTTTCATAGAGTAGCTTACTATCCTCTGTTTTAATATTTTCTTGTGTTTTTTCGTTCATGTGCTTTTCCTTTATTTCCTACTATGAGCCTGTCTTACAATAAAACATTACTTATCCAACTGCAATACTTGCACTTTGGGCTGTATACGGATAGCTGTCAGCATACATCGTCTCTGGAGCAATATCAATGTCACCGTTCATCCATGTCATAACACCATGAAAAATATTAAAATCTTCTAATACCTTTTCATCCTTCAATGGTTCAAACGCTGATCCTTTCAACAGCGTTGTATCAAAAAGCCGTTGCTCTTCTGTAGAAAACGTGAGTAATAACATACCCCCACGTAAAACCTTCGCTTCTTTTACTTTGATATTCTGTGTTTTCTCTCCTGCGTAACATACATCATCAATAATATACATTCAAAGCACCTCCTTACATGGGAGCAATCTTATCAAAATGTTCTCCACGTACTGCCAGATTCCATGCTTTATATGCTTCCTCCTCATGGAATGCCAGCCACCCGACCACCATTTTTAATTGTTTTTTGGGAAGAGCACCTGCCAATAATTCCCCGTCAATTCCAACAGCAGCCTCATAATCTCCATAATACACATGTACATGAGGCTTATTATGCTGTTTTGTATCCATAAACAGCATATAGATAACCATTCCACCAAATCTGCTAAGTTCCGGCATTATTTTCCTCCTCGTTTCTTTTATATTATTATACCATTTCCCATTATATTTCAAAAGTCAAAGAATCTATTTTTCCCATTTTCCTAAATTTTTAAAAATGTCAACATTAAATTCGACATTTTTTCATGTTTTTATCGTTTTGCCGTTTTGCACAATACGCAACCTGTTTTATTGTATATTTTCACTTTTGGACAACGCAATAGTAAGGCTGCCACTTCTGCCAGCCTCTCATACCCCCTATTTCCGTTCTTATGCAAGCTGCTTTACCTCTTCCTCGAATAGTTCCCCTGCTGAATGATAGCCATGTATTTTGCGTGGGTATCCGTTTATCCAGTTCTCTATACTCTCTACCTCTTCCTCTGTCCTGTCGTCAAAATTTGTGCCTTTCGGTATCTTCCGGCGTATCATCTTATTTGTTACCTCATTTGTGCCACGCTCCCAACTGCTGTACGGGTGGCAGTAATATACCTTTGTCCGCTCTTCTCCCTCGTTGATAATAGAACGCTGTAAGCCCTCTGCATCTGCAAACTCGCTGCCGTTGTCTACTGTGATTGTCTTAAATACCCGTTTAAACATATCAGCGCCCCATTTTCTTTCTAATCTATCCAGTGCCGCTACTACTGCCTCGTCTGTATGGTCTGGCAGTTTAAATATAATCTCGTTTCTGGTTTTCCGCTCTGTCAGTACCAGCAACGTATTTTTTGACTTTCCCCGCTTACCTAAAACGCTGTCCATTTCCCAGTTGCCAAACTCTTCCCGTGTATCTATCTCTTTCGGGCGTTTGTCTATACTCTCTCCTGCTGCCGCCCTTTTCTGTTGCCTCTGTACTTTCTTATAATTTCTCTTCTTATTCTTCTTTACTGGCAAATTCTTATTAGACAGCTTAAGGAAAATACCCTTGTCAATGTAGCTGTATAAGGTCGTTACGCATACTGTTACGGAAAATTCCCCCTCTTTCCCCTGTGCTTTCAATTCTCCCAGTACCGCAGCTGGGCTGTAATCTTCATTTACTATTTTATCCTCTATATAATTTGCGTATGTAATATCGTTGCCTATTTTAAGCTGTGTCCCCCTTGCCTTTAAGTTTTCCTCTGCTTTCATTTGTGCCTTGTTTGGGCTATAACTTAATGTTTCTGTATAGTCGCTATTTCTGTGCATATATTCCCCTCGCTTAAGCTCATTGTAAATAGTGCTGCGGTGTACTCCCAGCTGTTCTGCTATCTCTATCACGCTATGCCCTGCTTTTTTCAATGCCTCAATACTTATACGGTCTGTCCATGTCAACTGTCGGCTGCCTTTCTTATTCGCCATTTCTGCTACCTCTCTTTCGTTCCTGTTCTTTCCCCATATACGACGAAAAGCCGCAAACTTTTTACAAGTCTGCGGCTTATGCCTTTACCTATTTACAACACTTTTTACAAGCGGTGTATTTCTTCTTTGCTTGGCTTAGCGGTATGCTCTTTGGGTTTTTCATTCCCGAACAGTTAGGCTTACTATGGTATTTTTTGTTGCTACGGTCTACATATACTGTAGTTTCTCCCGTATGCTGGCTTACGCTGGGCGTTGCGTCCTCGATTACGTCAAGCTCTATATTGCACCCGAACGTCTGTACCCCCCCCCCAGAAATTTCCAGTATTTCTGCGGTGTAGCGGGCTTTCGGGTACTTTCTCGCTAAGTCCCTCGCCAGCTCTGCCGATAGATTGCCTATTACCTTATCGCCCCACTTTACGTATGCGGCAGGCTCTCCGTTGTATGTATACTTTTCTACTGTAATATCTTCACTGCCGGACATTCTGCTTAAAATATCCTGCCTGTTTTCTCCGTCCTCATTATTGAACGTCACGCCTACTACTTTCGTTCTGATTGTATCTAAAATTCTGCCGCCAGATGCAGCGGCAGGCGCTGGCGTTCTGTTTCCGTTCTCTTTTCCTGCGCTTTTCTTTTTCAGTCCAAAATAGGCGCATACTGCCGCAACCACAATGCAGCCCACCCCACCTGTTATATTTCCAGACGGCAGCGCCGTTAAGCCGCTTACTGCAAATAATGCAGCCGCTGCCAATAAAATTACCTTTTTCTTTGTCATAGTAAGCCCTCGCTTTCGTTTCTACTTCAATTCTAAAATTTCATCAGCAGAGGCGTTAAGCTCTCTGCAAATTTTCGCCAGTGTTATTGCGTTTGGCGTAAGCTCGTTGTTTTCCCAGCGGCTTATATCTTTCTGGTATACTTGCAGGCGCTCTGCAAGTTCCTTTTGCGTCACGCCTGCCGCTTTTCTCGCTGTTTTAATGTTTTCGCCTAAATTCATGCCTTACCTCTCTTTTCTCTTGCCCTCAAAATGAAAGCAACCAGCAGCTTTACCAGTCCTACTGCTACTAAAAATACTCCTAATTTTAAAAGCATACTCTTTACTCGGCTTTGGGTTTGTGTTATATTTCTTATAGGCGGCGGGCTTATCGCCCGCCTGTTGGTTAGGGCTTTCGCCCTAACCTATGTACTTACCAATTATGATAAGTATTGTTCCTATGATTAAGTCTATCACTGCACTGATTGCCAATTCTTGCCAGTTGATAGGCTTTTTCTTTTGTTTCTTTTTCTTACCCATTGTGCCGTTTCTCCTTTCCAGTGGCTTTGCCTCTTATTTGTTCTTAGCTCCTTTCCATGATTTTATTATATACCTTTTTCGGTATATTGTCAACACTTTTGTATAGATTTCTAAGAAAATTGCAAAAAAATAGAGGGCAGACAGCGAACCGCCCACCCTCAAAAACTTAAGCTAATCTTGTGGCATAATCTAAGCTAATCCAGCCTGCGCCACTCTTTAAGCGTCCCCAGCCAGTGCTTGCGCCCTGTCCGGCTTTCACTTCCACAATGGTAAATACTCCCTTTCCTGTTTTTTCTCCCGTCTTTGCATAGTTTGTGCCTGCTCCCGTTCTGATATTAAGGTCTAAAATATCCACCTGTACGCTAAACGGAACGCCTGCGCTTGCCTGCTGCCCTGCTGTGGTATATACCGCTTTGCCGTTATCATCATATACGGTATAGCCCGCCTTACAAGCACTCTTTGCATTTTCCAGCGACGTAAACGCCCCCAGCTGGCTTGCTGCGTCCGTCCAGCTCTTGCGCACTCTGTAATACTTTGTATCGTTTCCTGCTGCATACTTTTTATAGTATCCCTCGCCGTACTCTGCACGCTTTTTCTTTACTGTTTCGCTCTGGTCTGCTGGCTTTTCATATCCAGTAAGAACGGTATCAGATGCAGCACGCACGCTGCCCGCCTTTTTCAGTGCGTCCATTACTGCTGTGTATCCCTGCAATTCTTCCCATAAAAAGCCCAGCTGCATATTAAGGTCTGCAATGGATACGCCCGCCTGTTTTGCATGATTAAGCAACGCTTGCTTTCTGCTCCAATACGTCCACTGCGCCAGCCCATAGCCTGCACTGTCCTTTACAAAATTGCCATAGCTGCCATTATCCACCGCTGCTGTATATTCTGCGTCCGTCTTACCCAGCTTATTGTTATAGATGTTCTGTAAGTTGTTCGGCATAAGCCCGCTTTCAGCATACAGATTACCCATAATACCAGCCACGGCATAAGCATTTAAGCCCTTGCCTGTAAGAAAATTCCAGATTGTTTTTTCATTGCCGCCCTGCGGTGTTTCTGCCTGTCTGCTGATTTTACGCTTAAACTCGTCCCATGTGTGGGCGCTGGTGTTATATACATACGGGTTAGGGCAAATCTTACCCGTTACGTCGTAATGTCTGATTACATGAGATGCAGGCACGCCGTATTTATTCATAAGGTAACGGGTAAGCTCTGCCGCTGCCTCTACTGTTGCGTCCTCAAAATACCAGTCTTTATCTGTTGCGCCCATGCTCTTTGTGTTTTTCTTCCTTACGCACATTTCAATACCGATGCTATTAGCGTTTCGGCACTCTGCGTGCTTATAGCTCGACGCTCCGCAATGCCACGCTATATTAGCGTCCTCTACGCACTGCCATACCTCGCCGTTAAATCCTACAAAGTAATGCGCCGACGCATTTCTATTGCCGCCGCCATAATATCGGCAGTTGTCCTCTGCGCCGCCCAGTGCGCCTACATAATGGATAACAATATACTTAATTCTGGAAACGCTGCCCTTATTGAAATTGTACTTACTTATCTTTCTGTTAATGTTCATATTTCCTGCCTTTCCGCATACAAAATAAGCGCCTGCGGTGTCCCGCAAGCGCTCTTTGCTGCTATGTCCTTATTATTCTTATCTTTCCTGTGTCCTGTGTTCCTCTACGTTGCCTGTGGTGCTGTCCCCGTCCAGTTCGTCTGTGTCCGGCAGTTCGTCCGTATACTTCGCCAGAAACTCCCGCACCTTTTCCCATACCTTTTTTACGGGCAGCCCGCATAATGCCATATTCTTAAAAATACTCACTACCTCATAGGCAATGTAAAGCAATGCGAAAAATTCAGCCACGCCCACGGTATCAAGCCCTAAATATGTACGTGCCTGCTCCGGTATAAATCCGATTAAGTTAATCTTAATCAGTACGTCGATTGCCAGCATGAATACCAGAGAAATAAGCATACCTACTTTTCTGATAGCCCCGTCAATGCCTGCGCAGCTGTTAAATTTCTTCTCTTTGATTGCACGCAGCACGCCAAAAACCGTGTCGCACACAATCGCCAATACTACCAGCTGGATAATTTTGTTATGTGCCGCCGCCTCAATAAATTCTGTAATAGTCATGTTCATAAATCCTGCCTTTCTCTTAATTGCAAATCTTTTGCCCGCTCTTTCAGCTCTTCGCCGTCGTAGCCCGCTGTCTGCTCCCAGCTTTCCAGAGTGGCTATTAAATCAGCAATAAGCCTGCTTTGCTTTTCTATGGTTTCCTGTTGTTCTTGTACTACCCTTAGTAAATTGCTACTCATGTACTCGCTCCTGCATTCTGCCGCTTAAGCAGCCTTTTCTATGGCTGCCTCTGCCAGCGTTTCTATTTTCTTTCGTAGGTTGTAGCTGTCGGCGTGTCCTGCGTGTCCCGTCCAGCTCTGTATGCTCTTTTGTAACTGCTCTTTTGTGATTTTCCCGCTCTCGCACTTCTTGATAGTACGC